GCCGGCTTGGTCTGCTTCGCAGCCGGCTGGACGTGCCCGCCGGAGGTCAGCGCCGCGATGTTGGTCCGCTCCGGGTCCAGGCGCACCGTGCCACCCTTGGCGACGCCCTCGCCGTCCACGCCGACGATCAGCGAGTCACCGACGACCACGAACGCCTCAGTGTTGTCCGACATCTGTCTCCTTACCCGGTGCCGCTGGTGTGGACGACGGCGCGGAGCGTGGCGCCGATGTGGTCGACCTGCGCGGCGGAGAACGCCAGGTTGTAGCCGGTCATCGCCGCGATGTGCGCGTCGGTATCGGTCAGCCCGAGCCCCCGGGCCGCGAAGACGGCCTGCCGGACCGACGACGACCCGGCGCCGGACACGAACAGGTCCAGCTGGGTCTGCCCGAGGCCCTCGTCGCTGGAGGACACCAGCACGAACACGTCCAACTGCCACGTGTCGACACCCCGGCCCATCGCCACGGTGAAGTCGGCCTCGACGGGGATCACCGCGAACGCCGGCAGGTTCGGGGAGCCGGGGATGGTGTCGTAGCCGGTCAGGGCCGGGATCGCGGCGACGACGGTGTCCCGCAGCGCGGTGCGGATCTGCGCCAGCGACGCCACGTCAGCGCCCGCTCCAGCGGCGGCCGTGGAACAGCGACTCCCGCTGCGTGTCGTAGGACAAGGTCCGGGGCCGCGTCTTCACGTACGGGCCGAGCAGGCCGGCCACGTCGGGGTCCTGCCGGGCGATCCGCATCCCGCCGAGCTCGCCGAACCCGGCGATGCCGAAGGGGGCGTCTTTGCGGCGGAACAGGCCGACCGTGCGGAGGATCGTCGCCATCGCCACGTCGTCGGGGACCGCGGACCAGCCGTACCGGGCGGTCACCTGAACCGCGGGGAACCCGACCGTCGAGGTCGGCCACATCAGCCGGGTCCCGACCGCGGCGAGCCGCCAGAAGGCGTACGGGGTGACCGTGTCCCCGGCCGCCACCTGGTCGGCAGACAACGGTTCGGGCCGGTAGTCGGTGTTGAGCGTCCACGCGGTCTCGTACGTGCCGTCGCCGCCGGGGTCGGTGGCGACAACCAGCCCGGTGGTGGTGGAGATGTCGTCGGTCCACACCGCCCGGGAGTCGGTGGCCCGGTACACGCGCGTGGTGACCGCGGCATCCCGCCAGAACCGGCGGAAGCACTGCTGGTCGACCTGCCGCGACGCCGCGTTGATGGCGCGCTCCAGCACGCTGGTGGACAGGGTGCTGGCACCATCGCCGAGGAAGTCCCGCACGTCCTGCACCGCACAGTAGGCGTTGGTCACCGCCACGACAGCTCCCCTCGCGGGTCAGGACAGGGCGAAGGAGTAGATGGCGGTGTTCAGCGTCGCGGCCGTCAGGTCCACCGATGCGGGGGCGGTGGTCTGGGATGCGAGGAACACGCTCCGGCGGTTCACGGTGCCCCGGTTCAGCAGCACGTCCACCGCCGCGGCGTTACCCTTCACTGTCGGCGTGGAGCCGTAGGTGGTCAGTGAGGCCACCCACACGTACCGGTCCGTCCCGGCGGCGGCGATCGACGCGCCGAGGGCCAGCGACCGCCAGCCGTTGGTGGTCATCCAGGACGCGGTGTCCGCCGAGATGCCGATCCGCGCCCCGGTGTCGTCGTACACCGCGGCCCTGGTCTCCCCGCCCGGGGTCGCGCCCGCCGTCTTCACCGCGGCCCACACGGTGGCGATGGCGTTGCCGGCCGGCACGAACACCCGCACCAGCGCCAGCAGTCCCGAGGCGAGGGTGTAGTCGGTGTTGGCGTCGGCCGGGTCGGTGGTCCACGCCACGAACCCGTACCCGCCCGGCTGGTACAGCCCCGGCGATGCGCCGCGGGTAGCGCCGGAGACGCCCATCAGGCAACCCGGATGGAACCCTCGACCGCACCGGACACGATCTTGACGTAGATGCCGGTAGCCGCCCAGATCCCGTTCGGGTAGAACTCCCGGGCGGACTCGTTCGCGGCCAGCGCCACGTCATCGATCAGCGTCCCCGACGCGGCGGAGGGGTTGTCGTACAGGCGCACCACCGCGACGGCGCCGGCGGTCTCCCGGATCACGAACCCGGCATAGATCGCCGGCTTGGCGCTGACCGCCTGATCGGACCCGGTCAGCGCCACCGCCCCTACCGCTGCGCGCATCAGCGCAGCGTGTACTGGATGACCAGCACCCCGGCGGGGATAACCAGCCCGGTGCCACCGTGGGTCTTCACCATCGACACCGCGTCCCCGGAGGTCACCAGCAGGTTCGCGGCAGTGCCACTGAGGGTCATCGACTCGGGCGTGTCGGCCACGGAGTCGGTCGCTGACCACGCCCGGGTCGCCATCGACGTCGTCCCCGCCCCAGTCCCCTTGTTGGTGAGGGTGTAGGTCGAGAAGTTGGTCGCGTCATGGGTGATGGCCGCGTTCGGCACGAACTTGACCCCTGTCACGGTGGCATTGAACTGCGGGTTCCACACCTGCCAGTGGTCGTCGGTGCCGGCAGTGCCCTGCGACGGCAGGTACGTCGTGTGCTGCATCGTGCCGCCGAGCTCCTTCAGCTGCGTCATTGCGGGTCCTCCTCGGACACGAGAGTGAGATTCGGGGTCACTGCGTGCCGCGCTGGAACCCGCGGAAGTCGATCGGCGTGCCGGAGTAGATATGGCGGATCTTGTAGGTGAGGGTGTCAGCGTTGAACATGCTGCCCACGGTCGGATCGGCCTGGGTGAACAGTTCCGGCTCCTGCCGGCCCTGGTAGAACCCGATCTCGATGGTCGGACACATGCTCGGATCGGCGACCACGAACCAGTCGTTGGTGTCGGTGAAGTAGTCGATCACCAGCGGGGTCATGCCGTGGTGGATGTTGGGGGTGTTCGCCGCGCCGGCCGGGGTCGCCGGGATCGCGACCATCGACGTGCACAGCTGCCACGCCAGTTCCTCCAGCGCCGAGGGCACCACCAGGTACTGGGGGATCAGCGACAGGATGTCCTTGGAGTCGCCGTAGGCAGACTGCCCGCGCATGCTCGCCCGCAGGGCCGACAGGTTCGTCTGGCTCAACGCCGCGGCGGTGGTGTTGGAGTGGGAGGCGTGGAACAGGGCCACCGAGTCGAACGTGCAGGTCGTGTTCCCAGCCAGCATGTCCCACACAAACCGGTACAGCGTCTGCGCGGCGGCCAGACCCAGCTTCTTCGGGATGTTCGCGATGGCCCGCAGGTCGTCGTCGGCGATCATCTCCAGGGTCAGGTCCTCGGTGCCACCCTTCTTGGTGATGCTGTACGTCGCCTCCTCATCAGTCGGGGAGGTCAGCGGCTGGTACGGGGCGCCCTGGTTGACCGTCGGCAGCGTGCCGTACCCGCCGAGCCGGTCCAGCCGCTGGGTCCTGAAGTCGTTGATCGGGACGGTACTGGACACGATCTGCCGCCACGTCTGGAGGCTGGGCCGGCCGTAGTCGGCGACCATCCGGCGGGTGATCGAGTCACCGAGGATCACATCCCACGAGGCCGCGGTCAGCGACTCGGTGGACCGGTCGGCGGAGTCGTACATGTCCCCGCCGCGCCCGCCGATGGACTCCCGCATCATCCGTCGGTTCAGGTCCTCGCCGAGGCTCTTGGGCCGGTAGCCGGTGATGTCGAGGTAGGCGGAGCGGAACGAGGTGTAGCCGCTGCCGAAGTCCCCGGCGAACGTCGCGTCCAACGCCTTGATCTTCTTCTCGATCGACTCGGCGGCGACCTGCGCCGTCTGGGTGGTCGGGACGAGCCCGGACCGCTCGGCGATACCCAGCGCGGCCTTCAGGGTCGCGATCTGCGCGTCCAGGGTGGCCTCGGTGATCCGGTCCGGCAGCGTCGCGGCCAGCGATTCGACCGTGGCCGCCGGCAGGCCCGCGTCCTCGATCTTGGAGCGGATCATCAGCCGGCCTAGGTAGGAGGTTTTCAGCTCCCCCGCGGCCTCGGTGACCGGCTCCGGGTCGGGCGTCGGCGGGGGGGTCGACTCGGTTGCGGCGTGCTGGAGACCGTACGCCGCGAGCTGCTCGGGCGTAGCCGTCTTGAGCGCGCCGAGCACATCGTCGGCAGTCACGGTCATGTCGGATTCTCCTGTGGTCTCCCCCTGCGCGGGGTCGTCTCGGGTTTCGTCACACGTTCCGTCGTCCGGGTTCAGGCCCCCGGCGACCATGCGGACCGGCTTCCCGCCGGCCGCCGGGTCGGCCACCACGTCGGCGGACAGCACCTGGACGATGGCGGTGGCCTCCTGTAGCCGCCGGCCCGCCTCCACGACCGGCTTGAAGGTCGCCATCACGTCGTGGGACACGCCGATCAGCGGCGCCAGACCCTCCCCGGCCAGCGCCAGGGAAGCGTCAAGGGCTTCGGCGACCCGGCCGGCGGACGGCAGCAGGTACAGGTCTGCTTCCAGGCCGTCGGCGGTGGCCTCGACGTTGCGCCAATACCCGACCAGCGTCTCCACGCTGGAGGAGGCCAGGGCATCCTTGCTGCGGTGCCCGTCGAAGGCGCGGGTGCCCTCGTACAGCGGCGCGGCGGCACGCATGACCGCCTCGGGGTAGCGGCGGGCGTTCGCCGAGTCGCCGTAGGCGATGATCCGGGACCGGAAGATCCGGCCACCGTCGGTCGCCTTGCCCTTGGCCTCGATGACCCGACCCGACAGGGTGACCTGGACGGCCTCGTACGCCATGTCGTCGTCCATGGAGCCGGGCATGCCGGGCGCGTCGTCGTCCGGGGGCATCCCGGCCGGCGCCGGGGCGTAGGTGCGGACCACCCGCGACGGCTCCCCCAGCGTCACGTTCCCGGGGACGTCGACGGCGTAGGAGCACTGCCACAGGTCGTCGCAGTCCAGGTCGTCGGCGTACACCACGTCGGTGTCGGTGAGGTCCGCCACCCAGACGTACACGTAGGTGCCGGACGCCGCGCGGGCGCGGGCTCGCAGGGCGTCGCGGACGAGGTCGGCGGTGTCGTTGTAGGACCGCTTCCCGTCGATCATCGCCTCGGTGGCCTCCGGGACGGCCACACCGAACCGGCGCAGCGCCGCCCGCACCCGGCCACGCACGGCGGGGCCGGCCTCGGCGACCGCCGACCATGCCGCCCGCGCCCGCGCCTCGGTGTCCAGTGGCCACCGCTTGCCCGGGTCGGCGTACTCCACCTGCACGACCACCGGAGCGGCCTCGGTGACCCGCACCGGGCCAACCGGGGCGAAGAGGTGGCCACAGGCAGGACAGGTCACCGGCCGCACGATCACCCCGTTCTGGCTGGGTACGAACAGTTCCGGACCGTGTTCCCCCGCGATGCCGTGGTAGCCGGTCAGCATCGCCTCGCTGACGCACTGCGGGCACGCCGGAAGCCCTGGGCACGTCTGCGTGTCGTGGCCGGTCGGGTCCTCGGCCATCAGCTCGCCGGCGTCTTACCGCCGCGGGCCGGCCGGGGCTTGTCCGCCGGCGGCGGGCTGTCGGCAGGGTCCGGGTCGGGGGTGGGCTCGGGCTCGGCGGCCTGCGGGCCGGTGTCGTCCAGTTCGGCGGCGGTCGGCGGTGCCGCGCCCACCGGTGCCGTCTGCCACGACCGCAGCGCCCGCGACCGGGCTGCCGCCGCGGTGTCCCGCAGCGCCGGGCAGCGGGTCATCCGGTACCGACCCGTGCCGTCCAACTCGAACTCGGTGCCGTCCAGCAGGACGGCGGTCGTGCCGTCCCAGGAGGTCACCTCCGACTGCTTCATGCCCAGGAGGTGGGCGACATCCAGACCGCTCAGCTTGCTGCTCATCTACGCTCCCTGCGTTCCAGCGACCGGCTGGAGCCGGCGGGATTTTGGTGTGGTGTCGATGGCCGTGGCGATGTCGTCACGGTTCGCGTCCGGGGAGTCCAGGTCGGCGGTGTACGGGACGCCGACGAAGTCCTCCCACGCCTTGCGGGCCGCGATCCGGGTCGCCTCCGGGGACAGGGCACCGATCGAGGACAGGTTCTCCAGGCCCGTGGACAGGTTCAACAACACCTGCGCGGTGATCTCCGCGTCAGCCGCCGCGATCTCCGGGCCGGTGACGGTCACACACTGCGCCGCCCGGATCTGGTAACTCTGGCCCGTCCTCGGGTCCGCCGCGGTCACCATCTCCGGCAGCCGCTTCGCCGCGACCGCCCGGTCCACCACGAACCGCACCAGCTCGGTCTGGTAGCCCAGCCACATCTTCTGCACACCTTGCACACGGCGCCGAACCGGCTCGGCCATCGTCTGCCCCGTCGCCCTGTTCGTGTGCTCCGGCTCGGCCAGCCAGTGCTTCGCCAGCCCCGACCCGCCGGCGATGAGGGTGAGCGCGGACCCGGCGGCGGCGGCGTCCTCGAACGCCCCGGACGGCGCGGACTTCTGCTCCCACGTGACGTTCTCGTTGTGCACCTCGACCGACCCGGACGGTGGCGGGTGGAGGCCGCCGCGGGCGTCCACGAACGCATTCACCGCGGTCTGGTCGCCCTTCACCGTGACGTCCCACACCAGATACCGGGCCAGCGCGGTCCGGTCGATCAGGTTGGACAGGATCTGGTCGTAGTTGTCCAGCCAGTCCAGGATCGGCGTCAGGAACGGCATCGAATGCTGGTCGGTGACCAGCGTCTTCCATGGCGTCCAGAACTGTGCCTGGCCTGCCCGCAGGCCGGTGGCGTCGTCGACCTGCACCACCTTGTACGGCCGGTACTCCCCGTCCTGCCCGGCCACCAGTAGCTCGTCCGGCCACAGCGGGTTCCCGTTCAGCCACGACACCCGCTGGATCGCCGTCACGTTCATCGGGGCGAACCGCACCACCCCGGAGACGGCGCCCTCCAGCATCTCCAGCGCCGACTCGCCGTTGAGGATCTGGTCCCGCAGCAGCAGTTCCTGGATGCCGCCGACATTGTTCCGCGGATCGGACCAGAATTGGTCCACGACCTCCCGCACCTGCGGGTTCGTCACCTGGTACGACACGCCCTTGTCGCCGACGATGAACGACGTGTAGGTGTCCACGATGGCCCGGCCCATCGGGTTGGCCCGGTACGCGGCCACCGAGCTCGCGCGGGCCTTCTCGGTGGTCCACGGAGGCATCTGCCGGCCGATCGACCCCAGCGGCTTGAACCCGACATCCCCGTCCACCGGGTCGACGCCGTAGTTGCCCACCGCGCCGGTCGCCACCAACTGCCCCGTGGTAGCCTCCACGGTGCGACGGGCCAGCGCCCGGGCGATCGTCACGCCGCGGCGTCCTCATCGAGAGCCTCGACCCACGCCGACCGAAGCGCCCGGGCGGCCGCCGCCAGACGTGACGGGCGGACACTGGCGCGCACCGGGGCACGGTTGCGGGAACGCAGGTTCACCTCAACCAGCAGCGCCATGCTGGCCACCAGTAGGGCTGCGGGCAACCAGATGAGGCCCGCGAACACCACCAGCCCGGCCAGACCGGCGAACTCGCCCACGTCGTAGCGGTCCACGGTGCCTCCTCAGATGCCCAGCCGCGAGCTCGGCCGGAACATGCTCCGGTCGTCGGGCTTACCTCCGGTCGCTTTCGCGGTGGCCGGCTCGGCCGACGGCGTCGGCGGGACGACGGTCAGGACCCACACGCCCATGCACATCGAGATGCACGCGTCGATGTGGCGGCGGCTCTTGCCCTTGCTGAGAGTGAAGCCGCGTTCCTGTTCCCGCTTCACCGCGGCCTTGACCTGATCCGCGAACTCCGGGTCCCCGTCGTGCACGACCTGGCCGTTAATGATCAGGTCGAAGGTCTGCCCACAGGCGGGCGCCATCCGCTGCGGTGACTGGTCGAACTCGATGACCTCGATGCCGTCGTCTTCGAGCAGTCGTGCCGGGAGTTCGAAGAACCGCGGGTCGTACACCACGCCCCGGAACCCCGGCCCGGTAGCCAGCGCCCGCACGTGCTTGAAGACGTCCACGTGGTCGATCCGACCGCCAGCCGGTGCCCAGATCCGTGCCGTTACCGCCACCCGGCCGTCCGGCAGCAGCTCGCACCGGTCCACCGCCACCGTGTCCCGCTTCAGCGCCATGTCCACCGCGACCGTGAACGGGTTCGTCGGGTCCGACCGCCACGTTCCCTGACAGTCAGCCCATGCGGCCGGGTGGTCCTTCAGCCACGAGTCCGCGGCCAGTTCCACCCACCGGTTGCCGTAGTAGCGAATCCACTCGTGCGGCGGCATGTCCGGCTTGCCCCACGCATTGACCCGGTCGACCACCGACCAAAGCACCCCGGCGGCCTCGGAGGCGGCGCGGACAGCGATCTCCCGGTCGCGGGGCTTCCGGTAGTCCAGGCCGTCCGGCGCCTCATGCCAGTCGAACAGGTACCGGGGCGATACCCGCGGGTCCCGGATCACCCGCCGACCTAGCTTGACCATCTCCCCGAGCAGGGAGTGGTCGAGGTCGAACCCGGCCGTCGACAGGCTGATCTGCCGGCCGCAGCCCCGCGGGGTACGGCGTTTGCGGGTCGACTTCCCGATGACCGTCTTCACCCGGGCCTTGCGGTCCGGGTTGTCGCCGCCCTCGCCCCACTCGTGCAGCTCGTCGCACACGAACAGCGTCGGCAGACCGCCCTCGTTCGTACCGGCCACAGCCGCGACCCGGAAGATCCGACCCGCGCGGCCGTCGGTGAACTTGATCTCGGTGTCGTACACCTCGAAGAACCCGCGTAGCGGCGAGGCGTCCGCGAGCTGGTCCCGGCCGCCGGCCATCGTGGCCACCGCCGAGAACAGCAGATCGGCCTGCTCGAAGCTCGCCGCGGCGATCGGGATGTTCGGCGACGGAACCGCGATCTCGCTCGGCCCAGCGAATTCCAGCATGACGACCGCGGCGATGAACTGCGTCTTCCCATCGCCGGTGGCCGCCCCGCGCAACGCCTCGTCGTAGTGCCACTGCCCGCACTCCGGGCAGTACTCGTACCAGCGCCACAGGAACCGTTTCTGATCATCCCGCAGGACGATCAGCTTGCCTTCCCAGTCCCCCTCGCCGCAGACGCAGTTGTCCTCGATCCACCGCACCGCCGTGTCGCCGTGCGACGGCCACAACACCCCCGCCGCGGGCCGCCACCCGCAGCCCTGGCAGCCCGGATCAGGTGCCGGCTTCGATGACCCGCGGGTCCGGCGCCGCGACCGCGGCCTGGTCGGAGCGGACATCGCCACCCCCGTACCGTGCGTTCATGTCCGCCAGCGACCGCCGCTCGGTCAGCACCGCGATGCCCAGGTTCGACCGGTTCAACCCGCCCGCGCCGATCTGCCTCTCGCAGCGCTCCACCACATCCAGCGCCCGGTACGCGATCCTGTACAGCGGGTTCTCGACGTCCTGCCCCGTAGACCCGGCCACCACCGGATTCCGGTCCGCCTCAGCAACCGTCCGCAGGTACCGGTCCAGCTCCGTCACCCACCGCACCAGGAGCGCCCGGTCCACCGGAGTGCCCACCGAGGCCACCGCATCGGCCCAGTACGAGTCCCAGGCGGCCACGGCCTCATCGCAGATGTCCGGCGGGGCCCCGAACCGCTGCCCGGCCACCGCGGTCAGGTCCACGCGGCGTCCGTTGCGGCGGTCCACTGTCGACCCGGCCGGCTTCTTCGTGCGCGGCATGAACACCTCCGACCGGAAATGCGCCCCTCCAGGCAGAAACTGGCCACAGGCGAAACGGGCCAGTCGTGGTACCACGGATCGGGGGGCCG